CTTTATATTACGGAGAATCAATCTGTTGGTGTAACTTCAGGCACTGCATCTGCCTTGACTTACACAGCGATTTTTGAGGCAATTACATGATCCAGGCTGTTAATCAGCCTATCGCTTACCTTTATTGCATTACCAATCTTTTGGATGGTATGCAGTATATAGGCGTGTCTAAAACTCCTAAACGTAGATTTAAGACTCATGCCGAACAAAGAAAAACATCAAAGTCTTATGTAAGATACGCTATGCACAAACATGGTATTAATAACTTTAAAATGGATGTCCTGCTCAAAGGAACCCAAGAATACTGTTATTCAATGGAAGCAAAAGCAATTCAATCATTTAATACATTATCTCCAAAGGGTTACAACTTTTCTACTGGCGGGCGTGGTGGCTTTGGTTTAATTGGAGAAAAGAATGGCGCTTATGGTAGAACTGGTAAAGCACATCCAATGTATGGAAAACGCCCAACCAACGCAGATCGTCCTGTAACAGCAGAAACTCGTGCAAAGATGGTTGCATCTCGCACTGGATTAAAGCGCACAGAAGAGCAACGTAAGAATATTTCTGAGTCAAAGAAAAAACAATGGAAAGACCCAGCAACTAGAGAAAAAATGATTGCTGCTATTCGAGCTGGTTGGGCTGCCAAGAAAGAGGGAGCCTAAGATGTCCCTGCGTTACACAGGAGCTTGGCTACAGGACGGAGCGTTCAACCCGCTTGTAGCCCCGCCACCACCTACGTATTCCCCTTATTTAAATGCTTGGGGAGCAGGGACAAGCGGCACATTAGGTCTTGGTAATACAACTTATTATTCTTCACCAAAACAGGTTGGCGCATTAACAAATTGGGCTTTTATTGCAAGTGGCGCAGATTACTCTGGCGCTATTTCATCCAGCGGAACCTTATATATGTGGGGGGCAGGAGGGTTTGGTTGCTTAGGGCTTGGTAACACAACAGATTATTCATCTCCCAAGCAAGTTGGAGCCTTAACAAATTGGGCTATTGTTTCCCTTGGAAACGTTACTACGGTTGCTATTAAAACCGATGGCACTTTATGGTCTTGGGGTCGCAATTCAGATGGGCAGCTAGGCGATGGCACAACTACAAATAGATCATCGCCAGTGCAAGTTGGCGCTTTAACTAACTGGAGAAATGTATCTTCAGGTCTTAATTTTTGTATTGCAGTAAAAACAGACGGCACACTTTGGGGCTGGGGTCAAAATAACAACGGTCAATGCGCTACGGGTAATGCAACAAGCTACTCATCGCCAAAACAAATAGGCGCTCTTACTAATTGGGCTTCAATTAGTTGCGGAAATGCTTATTGTATTGCTATTAAAACAGACAATACTTTATGGGCATGGGGTTTAAATAATTCTGGTCAATTAGGCACAAACAGCACAACATATTTTTCATCACCAGTACAAGTTGGGGCATTAACAAATTGGGCTCGTACTAGCACAGCAAGTACCGCTTCGTTTGCAATTACAACCACGGGGCAGCTATATTCATGGGGCAATGGAAATCGAGGTAGATTAGGTCTAGGAAATACAACATATTATTCTTCTCCTAAACTAGTCGGCGCATTAACTAATTGGTCTCTTCTACCAAAAACATATTCAACAGGAGCGTGTGCCTCTATTAAAACTGACGGAACGTTGTGGTCATGGGGAGTAAATGCTCAAGGTCAACTAGGTCTTGGAGACACAACCAATAGATCTTCTCCAGTGCAAGTGGGGGCTAGTGTAAATTGGCTTTCCATTGCTCTCGGTCAATCAAACACATTAGCTTTAATTTACTAATATGCCAATAAATCCATCACCCTACATCCAATACGGCGGCATCTGGACAGCATCTCAGCAAGCAGATGCTAAAGCTGCGGGTACTTGGCCCGTACCGCCTAGTCCTAAGTTGTTTAGCTGGGGTTTTAATAATCAAGGTCAGCTTGGTGTTGGCAACACAACTACCTACTCGTCTCCTAAGCAAGTTGGTGCACTAACTGATTGGTTATCTCTTGCATCTGGTTACTACCATAGTTTGGCGCTTAAAACTAATGGAACGATTTGGACATGGGGACTTGGTAATTCTGGTAGATTGGGACTTGGTAACACTACTTCTTACTCCTCACCAAAGCAAATTGGTGCGTTAACCACTTGGTCAAAAATATCATCTGGATATGAGTTTTCTGCCGCCATCAAAACAGACGGCACTTTATGGGCTTGGGGTGCAAATGGCTTTGGTCAACTAGGACTTGGCAATACAACTAGCATATCAAGTCCACAACAAGTTGGTTCTGGAACAACGTGGTCTAGTGTTTCTTGTGGCACGTACTTTACAATGTCAATTAAAACCGATGGCACATTGTGGGGTTGGGGGTATAACGCTCAAGGTCAATTAGGTCTTGGTAATGTTACAAGCACGTCTTCCCCAGTTCAAGTCGGCGCACTTACAAATTGGCTTTTAGTTTCCGCAGGGGCTTATAGTTCTATTGCAGTTAAAACAGATGGAACTTTTTGGTCTTGGGGTAGTGGTTCTCAAGGCGCATTAGGACTTGGAAATACCACAAGTTACTCATCCCCAAAACAAGTTGGCTCACTGACTAATTGGTTATATGCTGCAACAGGTCAATATTTTGTAGTCGCTACTACAACCACTGGTCAATTATACGCTTGGGGATATGGCGCTAACGGTGTATTAGGACTTGGAAATCAAACAAACTACTCTTCTCCTAAACAAGTTGGTTCTTTAACAAATTGGTCTACAGTTTATAGAAATGTATATTCAGCATATTCTCTTAAAACTGATGGAACATTTTGGTCTTGGGGGCGTAACAATATTGGGCAATTAGGTCTTGGCGATTCCACAACTAGATCATCACCAGTTCAAGTTGGTGCTTTAACTTCTTGGCAAACAGTAAGTCAAGGACAAGGTATTCATCAATTAGCAATAGCAATAACAACATAAAGGACATAACGTTTTGAAAAAAACATTGCATTTCTTATCAGGCATTCCACGTTCAGGATCTACAGTCTTGGCGGCAATCCTTAACCAGAATCCGCAGACCCACGTCAGTACAACTTCTGGTTTGGTTCATGCTTTGGATGGTCTTGCTAATACATGGCACTCGGCTGGTCTACTTAATGAGAATGACCCAGAGCGTAAGCTCCTAGCCCAGACCATGCGTGGCACGATTGATGCGTTCTACGAGTCTACTGATAAGCCTGTAATTATTGATAAGGGACGTGGCTGGCCCGTTCCCGTGATTATGCAAGCCATGAGCCAAGTGCTACAGCATAAGCCAAAGATTATTGCAACTGTTCGCTCCGTGCCTGACTGTATGGCATCGTTTGTCCGTATCGCTAAGCCTGAAGATTTAGATGAGTTTATGCACTCTGGACAGCTTGCTGACCACTTAAAGGCGGCGTATATCTCGCTGCAAGAAGGCTACCAGTTCATGCCTGAGTGCTTCCTGTTTGTGGAGTACGAAGACCTATTGGCTAACCCAAAGGCGCAACTAGACCGTATCCACGAGTTTTTAGATCTGCCAGCGTTTGACTATGACCTGTCTAATATTGACGGCTCCTCGGTAAAAGAGGACGATGAGAACTTACATGGCTACTCTGGTATGCACGATGTTAAGCCCGTGCTACAACGTCAGCATAGCGAGTCACCAAAAGACGTACTAAAGAACCACTACGCAGCGTTCTGCCAGCCTGAGTTCTGGTTAGAAAAGCCCCGTACCGTTCCAGAGTTAACAGACTTAGACCTGCAATTAGCCGCCTCTACATCGGGTGACTTTGTTGAAGGCTTGCGCTTAGCACATAAACTAGAAGCCAATGAGCCAAATAATCACCGTGCGGCATATAACCGTGGCTGGTATGCATTGCGTCAAGGGCAGATTCAGAAGGGCTACCAGCTCATGGATCGTGGTCGTTTTGTTGGTGTATTTGGTAATAAGCACCCAGAGACAGTCACCCAGCAGTGGGATGGCAAGTCAAAAGGCACAATTCTGCTCTATTTAGAAGGCGGTTTGGGAGATCAGATCCATCAGATTCGTTATGCCAAAGACATTGCAGACCGTGGTAATAAAGTCGTGGTTGCCTGTACTGGAGCTTTAGTTCCTATGTTTAACCAGCTAGACGGTGTTTCTGCTGTGGTGCAACATGGCGCTGAGTATGGTGTTTACCATGATTACTGGGTAGCTGGCATGAGCGCTGTTGTCCCTTTAGGTTACGAGCTTAAGGACTTAAAAGGCACTCCGTACATTGACAAGCCAATTGCCATCAAAGGACGTAAGAAGCGTATCGGACTGCGCTGGCAGGGCAACCCAACATTTGAGCATGAGCATCATAAGAAGTTCCCATACGAGATGATGTTTGATGCGGTTAAGTCTGACGAGTGCGAGTTTATATCCTTGCAGCGTGACGAAGGTGCAGATGCTTGCCCTCCTTGGGTACGTCAGGTTCCGCTAAATAGCTGGGAAGATACTAGAAATGCGGTTGCATCGTGCGACTTAGTTATCTCGGCTTGCACATCGGTATCCCACCTATCCGCTGCTATGGGCGTTGAAACATGGGTGGTAACACCTGTTATGCCGTACTTCTTGTATGCGCTAGACGGCGACAAGACCCCGTACTACAATAGTATGACGCTGATCCGCCAAGAAGTTTTTGGTGATTGGACAGCACCGTTTGACCGCATTAAAGCAAAACTAAACACAACCAAGCAACCCATAAGGATGGTCAGTTGAGCTACCGTTACGATGCCGCTTTTATAGATCCAGGGTTAAACACCCTAGTACAAGGTACGCCTAGCTATACCTATTATTTAAATAGCTGGGGAAGAAATACGGAAGGACAGCTTGCTCTTGGGAACACAACAAATAGATCGTCCCCAGTGCAAGTTGGCGCATTAACCGATTGGTTAGAAATTGCTGGTGGTTATAGTTTTGCACTTGCTGTTAAAACAAATGGAACACTGTGGTCATGGGGCAGAAATAACACTGGTCAGTTAGGTCTTGGTAATACAACCGACTATTCTTCGCCAAAACAAATCGGAGCTTTAACGACTTGGGCTTATGTTGGAGTTGCTTCAAACGGCACTAACATGGCTGGTTACGCTATCAAAACCGATGGCACTATGTGGGTCTGGGGTAGCGGAGCAAACGGAAGATTAGGTCTTGATGATACATCAAGCAGGTCTTCTCCAGTTCAACTAGGAGCGTTAACTAATTGGTTAAAAATTACCAGCGGGGCTTATTCTAATTTTGCAGTGGCAATTAAAACTGACGGCACAATGTGGTCATGGGGAAGTAATAATGCTGGTCAATTAGGTATAGGTCTTTCAACGGCTTACAACACAAGCTCCCCGCAACAAATTGGTGCACTAACTAGCTGGGCAAATGTATCCATAGGGTTTAATTTTGCAATGGCTATCAAAACCGATGGCACATTATGGGCGTGGGGTGGTAATTCTCAAGGTCAACAAGGTGTTGGTAATACAACAATGCGCTCTTCACCAATTCAAGTTGGCGCCTTAACAGCGTGGTCAAAAATTTCTTGTGGATTTAGATCTGACGGTGCATTTTGTCAAGCTGTTAGAACCGATGGAACTCTGTGGTCATGGGGCTTTAATAGGAATGGTCAATTAGGATTGGGAACTTCAACCTACTATGCAACTCTATCTAGTCCTAATCAGGTTGGTTCTCTTACAAACTGGTCAAATGTGTCTTGTGGAAACGAATTTGCAATGGCATCAAAAACAGACGGCACTTTGTGGTCGTGGGGCGCTAATAACGTTGGGCAATTAGGTCTTGCCAATACAACACAATACTCATCACCTAAACAAATTGGTGGAAATACTAATTGGTATGATCCATCCGCCGCCTTTAACTCTGCTTTTGCGTTAGCTTACTAATATGCCAATATCATACCCATACACCCAATACACAGGCATCTGGAACCTAAGCGCAGCTAGTAAGGCTAAGGGGGCTGGAACCTGGCCCGTACCGCCTGCTCCAAAGTTGTATGTGTGGGGTGATGGTGGATCTGGTGCGCTGGGACTTGGAAACACTACACGATATTCCTCACCTAAACAACTTGGTGCGTTAACTAATTGGTCAAAGCTATCTGCTGGCGGTGGTTTTGGTATTGCAATTAAAACAGACGGTACCCTGTGGTCTTGGGGAAGCAATAGTCGAGGACAACTGGGCGTCGGAAATAACACAAACTATTCTTCACCAGTACAAATCGGTGCGCTAACAGCATGGTATGAAATTTCTACTGGTACTGGTTTTGTATTATCAACCAAAACCGATGGAACACTATGGGCATGGGGGAGGGGTACTTTTGGACAACTTGGGTTGGGAGACACAGCAGATAGATCATCTCCAACGCAGGTAGGCGCTTTAACTAATTGGTTAAATATTGCTGGTGGGTTTTATCATTCTCTTGCTGTTAAAACAGACGGCACTCTTTGGTCGTGGGGTTTTAATAACGCAGGTCAACTTGGACTTGGAAACGCAACGTACTATTCCTCACCAAAACAAGTTGGAGCATTAACTGGGTGGTTAAAAGTTTCAGGAGGAAATTACTATTCTCTTGCTATTAAAACAAATGGAACTCTATGGTCATGGGGTCAGAACAACCAAGGGCAACTAGGACTTGGCAATACATCAAATTATAATTCCCCAAAACAAGTTGGAGCATTGACTAATTGGAGCAGTGTTTCTGCTAGTTCGCTTTTTTCTGTTGCGGTTAAAACTGATGGCACACTCTGGGCATGGGGTTATAACAATTTTGGGCAATTGGGCTTAGGAGATACTACGTATAGAGTGTCTCCAGTGCAAATTGGTGCGCTTACAAATTGGTCTCAAGTAAAAAATGGTGTTGCATTTTGTGTAGCTATTAAAACAGATGGTACTCTGTGGTCTTGGGGTCAAGGTGCTACTTATGGCGCATTGGGTCTTGGAAACGTTACAAACTACTCGTCACCAAAACAAGTGGGCGCTTTAACAAGCTGGACAACTCTTTGTCGTTCTATGAGTGGTTCTAATTCAGTATTAGCAATTGCAGTAAATTAACAACAAAGGAGCATTAAAATGGCATTATACGTTCAGGTAGTAAACAACGCTATGGCACAGTGCATTGACACTACGCCACCCGTACCAGTCGGTCAAGACGGCTGGAAGAACGCAGTTGAGATCAAACCAACTCCAGTACCTTATCGTCAAGGTTTAAACGGACCAGTCTATGACTGCTCTAAAGATCCTGTCGAGATCGTATGGACTATCTTTGATTACGACATCCCAACCCGCAAGAGCAGCCAGCTTGGTCAAAATACCAGCCAGTACAATCAAGTTGTTGCTGGTCAAGTTGCCTTGGAAACCAATAGCAATCCAGACGATCATTACGATCCAGCCATCGTAGCAGCAGCTCAGGCTCGCTATGAAGACTTACGTGCACAGATCAATGCGGCAACAACGCAAGAAGAGTTAGATGTAACCCAAGCAGAACTAAACAGCTAAGGAGCTTAATTGAAAAAGATACTAATCATGGGTCTGCCAGGATCTGGTAAGACTTACTTAGCACAAGCATTAAAAGCCTACTTAGAGCAAAACGCTACTAGAGTTGACTACGGCGAGGCATTTACAGGATTTAACGCTCAAGTCAATTGGTTCAATGCCGATGAAGTGCGTAAGAAATACAATGATTGGGACTTTTCAAAAGAGGGACGTATTCGTCAATCTTTACGCATGGCTGAGTTTGCCCTGTCTGCTGGCGGTGATTATGTGATCTGTGACTTTGTTGCTCCTTTGGTCGAGATGCGTAATAACTTTAAGGCGGACTGGACAATCTGGATGGATACCATTGATGCTGGGCGGTTTGAAGATACAAACAAAGCGTTTGTACCGCCAGAGGTCTATGACTTCCGTGTTACGGAGCAGAACTGCGAGAAGTGGGCTGAGTTTATCGGCAACCACATTATTGAAAATCGCCGCCGTCCAGTCTTTAACTGGCAGACAGAAACGGTTCAGATGCTGGGTCGCTGGCAACCGTGGCACGAAGGTCATAGAGCTTTGTTTGAACGTGCTATTGCAAAGACAGGTCAAGTCGTTATCCAGATCCGTGATTGCCAAGGATGGCAAGGCAGCAACCCGTTTGCTATTGAGCAGGTTAAGTCGTATATCAAGCGTGACTTAGACCCTCTTTATCAAGGTCAGTACGAGATACAAGTTGTCCCTAACGTGGTCAATATTACCTACGGGCGTGATGTTGGCTACAAGATTGAGCAAGAGACGTTTGATGATGCAACGCACAACATTTCTGCTACCAAAATACGCAAAGAGATGGGTCTAACATGAAACAGACTATAGAAGCTAGAACCCTAGAAAGCGGACTGATTGAGCCGCACCACGAAATAGAAGTGGTGTGTTCGGCTTGTGGCTACGACCTAGATGAGTCCGAACTGCAAGCTGATGTCTGCTCAGACTGTGGAGCGCCTTTAAACCTTAGACAGCATATATCAATTCATGCTACATCTGTTCCTGCCGCTGGCGGAGAGGTATTTTAAATTGAATCATGCCCGATCCTTTTGGAATTATAGATGGCACGAAACAGGTCACAAAGACTCTTAATGAGTCGGTAAAGGCATCTGAAGAACTTAGTAAAGCAATTGATGGTGTACTGGCAGTAGCGGATAAGGCGGCAAAAGAAAGGGCGGCATTAAGAAAGAATTCAAGAGAAGTAAGTCCTGATACCACGACAATTATTGAGGCGGTAGATGAGTTTCAAAGGCTGATGTTAGCCAAGCAGTCTGAAGAAAATATTAAAGAAGAAATTACTAAGAAATACGGCAGTAAGGCTTGGGAAGAAATACAGGGCATTAAGGCTAGAAAGCAATGGGAAGAACGCCAAGATAAATATTTAGAGCAATACGACAGGCGGGTGATGAAAAGCGTGATGGCACTATGTTACATATTTGCAACTTGGATAGCGTACGAATGTACATGGGGTCGTTGGCGATGATTGAAATTAAATCTATAAAACCATTTAAGTTAGGTAAATTTTGGCAAATAGATATGATTGATGAGCATGGGCAAGAAACGTTTGAGACTATATATGCAATTGATTATGAAGATGCATCTTTAAAGGCTAAAAATATAATTTACAGACTAAACAAAGTAAAGAATGATTAAAAAACCAGACGATGCCCTATCTAAAGTACTGGCGTATGTAGACTCCCCATTTAAGCTGTTTGCAGTTATTTTGATGGCGGTGTTGGCGTTTGGTGGTTACATTATTTATGACAATCAGGAACTAATTGTTGGCACTTATAAAGAGAGTCAAAAGTTACCTAGTATTGCCGAAGATAGAGTAGATGATGTAGCAACCCATTTGTTTAAAACGACTGATGCAACCATCGTAACAATATTTAAAGTAAACCCGTTGTTTGGCACTAGAGTACAGTATCGAGCTTATACAAAGAATGGTCGGGATAAAACAAATGATGGGCTGGATGTTGGGTTGTTTACTTCTAATCAAGCAAATAACCAAGATGTAGTTGCTTTAATGGCGGGCAATATACCTTGCGGTGACTATAAGGCGGCACAGTCAGAAATTGGGCTTTGGTACATTGAAGAAGGCATGACGTTTGGTTGTAGAATTAGTGTACCGCCAGAACCCAGTAGGTTTGTAGGTCAAATTACCGTTGGTTGGAATAAACCCCCAGCCGATTTAGAAAAAGTTAAATCAATGCTTTATGTTGGCGCAACCATGTTATCAAGGAGTAAGAAATAATGTTTACCTTAATATCCACAGCGCTATCCTTCCTCATGGGGGGTCTGCCTAAACTACTGGACTTCTTCCAAGACAAGGCTGATAAAAAGCACGAAATAGAGCTTGCTGCTATGCAGATGGAGCGGGAACTAAAGATGATGGAAGCGGGTTATATAGCCCAAGCCCGTATCGAAGAGATCAGGACAGAACAAGTCCAGATGGAGACTCAAGCCCAAGAACGCACCGCTATGTACAACCACGATATTGAGATTGGTAAGGGTGCTTCTCAGTGGATTATTAACCTACGAGCCTCTGTACGCCCAGTCGTTACCTACCTGTTTGTTTTCCTCTTAATTATCGTAGACGTAGCCTCTATCTGGTGGGCATGGTCTAGCGGTGTAGCGTTTGCCGAGGCTATTCCAATGGTGTTTGATGCAGATGAAATGCAGATATTGGCGTCTATTATTGCTTTCTGGTTCGGGACTCAAGCCTTTAGTAAGAAATGAAAGTAAGCGATAAAGCAATCAAAATGATTAAGCACCATGAAGGTGTCCGTCAGCGTCCTTATCGCTGTCCCGCAAAATTGTGGACGATCGGTGTGGGTCATGTACTCTACCCACGGCAAGGTGCTTTAAAAATAGACGAGCGGGATGCCTACCCACTAGAAGAACGAGATAACCGCACATTCTCAATGGAGGAAGTAGATGACATTCTTAGAGACGATCTTAATCGCTTTGAGCGAGGTGTTGAACGCTACTGTCCCGTTAAGCTCACTCAAGGTCAGTTCGATGCTCTTGTATCTTTTAGCTTCAATATTGGTCTGGGAGCATTACAGCGCAGCACCCTCCGTCAAAAGGTTCTTCGGGGCGAAATGGAAGGGGCGGCAGAAGAGTTCTTGAAATATACACTGGCTGGGGGTAAAGTACTAAAAGGTCTAGTGACCCGCAGAAACGATGAACGTGCCTTATTTTTAAGTTAATATGCCACTCCAAAAACTACAATTTAAGCCAGGTTTAAACAGAGATCAAACCAACTACACGAATGAGGGTGGTTGGAATAACTGCGACAAAATTCGCTTCCGTTCTGGCTATCCCCAAAAAATAGGCGGTTG